ATCTAACACTAATGCGCGGTCCATGTTCCCACCACCTTCGTGCGCGATAGGAAAGTAGCCGGACCAGCCTTCGACTGCGACCGCTATACCGACTACTTCGCCGTCTCTTCTTACCGAACCCGACCCCATGGTCGTTAGGTTAGGATCTTTTGTTTCTAAGTCGATGGCGACTTCTTTGTGTTCTCTTAAATCAGGTAGCCTGTCTGGTGGCACCCACTCAGTCTCTGGTGTGAATAGTGGTTGTTGAAGCGTTCTCAACTGTAATCTCTCTCTATGATCATATCGATAAAATGCTTCGCTTTCTCGAGGTCCTCTTTACCTCTTTTATCCTGGTGTCTTGTAATGTACTTTATAACACACCCTTCTGGGAATAACAATTTGTTTTTATTGATGAATTCGCTAGGCTGTATAGCGTATTTAAGATAGTGATCGCCACCAACCTGGTTATCGTATGGATTAGACATATGAACATTCTCCTGTTTTTGTGTTTACGTTTAAAATATTTACACCCAGACCTTTTTGCACTGGTGTGAGTGATCTGTTTATTTTAAGTCCATCTCGCTTTCTTATGCATTCTGACTTTACATCTATTAGTATAACTTCGTGTTCTCTTATCGCAACAAGATCGACCGGCCCTTGCTGAGACATATTCTTACAAACTAAATAACCTTGATCCCACAACCATATTGTTGCTAGATATTCTGCTTTGTCACCTTTTACGTGTTCATGAAACCTCATATTACATATGCCCTGTCAAAATTTTTTGGTTCTAGTATGTGTAAAGATTTTTTTGCCCTGGTCACGGCAACATAAAATAAACGATGAAGCTCATCTGGGTCAGAGTCATTGTGATCAACAGCAGCTTTTGTAATATCTGGTAATAATAAAACATTGTCAGCCTCTCCACCTTTGGCACCGTGTATCGTTGATAAAATTATTCTTGGAGTTTGTGACATCTTCTCTTTGTTGGATAACATGTTTCTTATGTAGTTTTCTGTGTTCGTGTCTAGCCCTGCGAAGGCTTTGTACCAAACGTCCTTCGTTTGTAATCCGTGTTCCGCGATGCACTGCTCTATGTCATATGACTCTTCTTCGTTTAAAGTTTTACCTGTTCGATAGCCTTTGGTTACATTGTCGCCCAGGTAAGAATAAATATTTTTTATTTGCATAGCGTTTAAATTATTTTTTTGTGTGCGCCACTTTTCCCAAGTTTGAATGGCTAATAATAAATTTAATCTAATAGAGTTTTTATGTTTGTGAGAATAATACCAACCCTGCAATTGACATAAATCTTTTATGTCATCCAAAAAATGATTAGCGGAGGACAGCACTAACCACTCACCTTCGCCCATATCAACCTGTGTGACGTCAGAGTATCTCAATAGCTCTCCCATCTCTTGTCTTGGTTTGTAGTTTTTTTCGTATCGATTTGACACTTTGTCTATGATGTTTTGTGAAAGTTCATGTATTGGCCCACCAGGTATTCGATAAGATTGATCTAGTGTTTGGATGTCATCTACTTCTTCTTTAAGCGCGATAAAAGTATCAACATCAGCGCCAGCCCATCTAAATATAGCTTGATCATCGTCCCCTGCAATGTAGGTTTTGTCTGCTTTCTTCCAAATAGTCCTGACCATTCTCCACTGCAAAGGTGAGAGGTCCTGTGCTTCGTCAATAAATAATACGTCGAAAGTCGGCGATACATCTTGTTCAATAAATCGTTCCAACATGTCGTCATAGTCTATCAACCCTTTTTCTTTTTTGTATTTTCTAAGTTCTTGATCTAATAAAAATAAAATATCTCGTTCAATATCTAGTATATGATTGTTGTTATCATACTCTTCTAATACATCAATCTCTTTTACCCTAGCCTTGTTTATTATTCTTAAATATTCGTTGTCTGAGTTAAACACACCATCCTCGTCACTATGCATGGCTGTCTTAATGGGTATGCCACATTTCAAACCAAACTCCCTATAATCTTGTGGTTTCATGACCTGCTCTTTTTTTATATTTAAAGATCTAAATGCTAGTGAGTGTAGTGTTCTAAAGAAAGGTATTTCACCACTTTCTATTCCAAACTTATCTTCAGCTCTTCGTTGTGCTTCGTTTGCAGCCTTCCTTGTAAAAGAAAAGTAACCAATTTTTTGTATGCTTGTGCCTGATCTTAAAAACTCATCGACTAGATCTAATAGTGTGGTTGTCTTGCCTGTGCCTGGTGGCCCTAATATTATTGTTTTCATGCCGTAATTCTATTGAAGCCTCCATTTTTTTTTAATCTATTTCTTAAAGTGATTCGTTTATTTTTAAACATAGTTTGTTTATTCTTGTAATATTTAGATATATTTAAATTATAAAACGTTTCAAAGGTCGTGTAATAATGAAATTTTTCTAACTCTAAACCTTCTTCTGAGTCCCTGTCAACCCAACTCCACAAAGCAAAATCATATATTTTTTTACTGGTACCAAATTGGTATATTGGTCTAAAAAAATACCGCTCTACATAATCTTTAAAATAGTCCTCGTTTATTAGTTTCAGTCTTTGAGTTAATCTTAATCCGTGAACCTCTCCCGTCATCCCAACCTCTTTTAAATGCTCTTTAACACCGCGTTCATAAAAAAATCTTGCTTTAAGATTCTTCATAGAATTTTTAGGTTTATCACGGTATTTTAATTTCATAGCAGTTTACCTTTCCTAATTATCCTAGGAGCAGCCAGAACATAGTTTTTATGTATAGCTCCATATTCTTTGTGTCCCCTGAAGTGAGCCCTGACAGAGGTTATGTCCCCTTTTCTTAATCTTCTAATATGACCTCTAACAGAGTGATAAGGTATGTATCTTTTTTCGTGAGGACCATCATCACTAACGTCACTGGTGTAAGTTGTGTCTCTTTCAACTCTGTATTCGTCTGGTCTTACATAAACGTTTTTACTTCTCCAAACGGGAACAAACTCATCCTTTTCGTTGTCTTCGCTTTTAATTGTGAAAGACTGGCTTTGTTTTTCTTTCGGTGGTGGAATATCAAATATATTTGCGTTTTTATCAGTGTGACTGTTTAGTTGTATAAAAGCACTGTAGAAGTTATCGCCACGACATGAAATAGGACGAAATTCACTAGAGCCCCATATAAAATGTGTATTACTACTGGTCCAATTTTTTTTAAAATCTAAAGGCACTATAACACTAACTTTTAACAGATATTTTTTCTTAATTACCAGTTTACCCTCTTTTACAAACACCGCTCTATGGTTATATGTTATGGTATTTTTATCTATATTTTTTCCCACGTACTCAAATAAATGAAATGCTATGAGTCTGTCGTCAATATTACCAAATCTTTTTTCAAAACCACGTTTTTGAAAAAGAACTTTTTCAAAAGGTAATAGACCCAAACCCTCTTGCATGTGTTTTCTTACGCACCTTTTGTTTTCTCTTTTAGCTTCCTTTGACCAATTAGTGTCATCCATTCTAAATTTTTCAGCCTTTTGTGCTTCACGCATAAAATCAGTTAAAAGAAATTTAGTTTTTGAATTGTGTCGAGTATCACAAATTTTTTCAAAATTATCTTGCTCATACATATCTATCATTCTTGAGGCTGCTGCAAATCTTTGATGTGAGTCTAATGTATGAGGTTGTTTTTTGTCTATTTTAATATCTAAACTTTCGTCGTTTTCTGTTTTCACGGACATAATTCCAACATTTTGTTTTAAAGAGCGCGCGTAGTCACGTGCAGCTTTGGTTTGTCTTTGATCTTCTCTAATCTTTCTAGTCATTTTAGCTATCTTTATTTTTGCTTCTGCGTCATGAATTTTAGATGTTCTCATTAAAATGGTGCCTCCTCATATGTTGTTTTACTAATGTTTGGTTTTGTTTTTTTCATTGCTTTTATTTTAATGAGACGAGGTGTTTGATTTTTTAAAGCCATCCTTGTCTCTTCAATAAAAAAATCTAATTGTTTTAATAAATTACCGGTTTTTATTTTGTCTATCTCCCAGTTGTTTCGTTTACAAAAAGAATAAAAATCATCCATCCTAAAATAAGTATGACCCTCGTCAGTCCATGACATTTTGTTCAGTATGTCATCTTTTGTTCTGGCTGCAGGTCTGTTGACCGTAAAGTCATAAAGTAAATTTACAATTTGATTAGTTGGATTAAGTGACTCTAAAGGCTCTATCTCCTCCAAGTTGTTCATTAAATTTTTTAAATAAACCTCTCTCCAATCTTGAGCCTTTGGTATTGGAGATACAATATTGGCTTGGTCCAAGACTGCTATCGCAAACAAATTAGGGTTGTGTAACTGCTCTGTTTTTAATTCTATTCTCTTACCAGCTACATTTAAAAACCATTGTGGTGGATTTGATTTTATCTTTGTAAGTGTATCTAACTCAGGCATCTGTTCTTCCTCGTAGCCAACACCGTATTTTTTTGTTCTGCATTTAGCAGCGTTACATACGCCACAAATAGGTTGATCTTTACACCTATACTTATCGTAACCTCGTTTTCCAATGGACTTAATTAATTGTTGAACCTCTGAAAAAGACAAAGGTGGGTTCATGTAAGTTTGATTATCTGCCATCAGTTTATCTTCCCAAACGTCTGGATCAGCTTGTTTTCTGTACACAGCTAAATTAAAAAGAGCGTTGTTTCTAGACCCTTCACCAAAACCCTCTTCCGCCAAACGATTGAGACAAGGAGGTCCATCTGGAAATATCTCAACAATCTTAGCTTTTTTTATAATTATGTTTTCAATTTGTTGTTTAGTTTGCACCAATTCATCGTATATAGAATAGAATGATTCTAAACTAGCAGCTTTGCCATCAGCCTCAAAAGTATACCGTAAACCCTTCATTCCACCGTGATAAGGTAGGTTTAAAAAATTACCTGTGTCTCCACGGTCAACTAGTATTTCAGTTTGTTTAGGAAATATTTCACTACCTGCATAACCTAAGGCTTCTGCCATGGCTTTTAATTTTGATTGCATCAGTAACGCAGGTATAAACTCGGAAGCAAATAAAAATAAATGAGCACCACCAGATTTAGATCTAAAAGTAACTAGAGGAAAACCAAGTCCTTTTATGTCTTTCATTAAAACTAAATGGTCCACGTTGTATACATCAACGTCAATGCATCCCCACTTACAGTCATTGTCTTCGTTTATTGGTATCACACCCAAAGCAGGGTCAACGCCATCTACATGGTCCTGCCATAAACTATCTGTAACTGGTTGTCTTTTTATAAAGGCCTTGCCATCTGCTTTGCCTTTTTCGTTTGTTGTGCCGGATAGGATTAGTTGACCATAAGCACTGTTGTTACCTTCAAATATTGTTTTGAATTTCACTTTTTGGCCTTCTTCTTTTTAACCCAATTTGAGAAGCTACCACCACTACAAGGCCCTGAACAATATACTTTATTTTTCTGCCATTGATTAATCGTAAATTCTTTTTTGCATGTTTTGCAAATTCTTATCATAATGTCACCTGTAATGGCCCATGAGGAGGGGTACCTCATGGGCCCCATGATTAAAATGGTACGCCGTCTTCTTTTGACTTAGCGTTATCTTCACCATGTTTTGCTTCGACTGCACCATCAGCTACACTGGAAGCAAACTGTTTTGCGGCTTCGTACGTTGCTTTATCTTGTACTGGGCCAACCTTTTCAACATTCCAACCAAACCAAGTTCCCTTGTCATTTGATTGTTGTACTGTTTTAAGGTTATACACGTGACTGTGCATGGCCGGTGTGAACATACCTTTTTTACCTTTCAGTTTGATACTGTTCATCATCGAGTTCCATGACCTACTAACTTTTAATTGTGTAGACTTCATAGAAATCAATGCAGCAGTCCCATCCTCCAACAAGACAAAGTATGACGCTGTGTTTTCAAGATAGTTACCATTAGGTAATCTGTCTTTGTAATTTGCGTCACGTTTCGTTTCTTGAATGATGCCGCTCTCGACCGTATGGATCTGAACAGGAGCACTTGTACCCTCTCCACGATCAGACCATTCAACGTATTCTCGTTTATAATGACAAGGTATTACGTTGACTCCTTTCTCACCATCATAGAGTTGCCTAGTCACGGTATTGAATATCATACCCGCTTCAGCGCCCTCCACGTATTTGGCGTCCCGTTTATTTGTCTCGGGTGACAGTTGACCTAACACTCTAAGAAATGGCAACGCAAAGTCATCTGACCCCATGTTACCAAAGCTCGTGTTAGCGTCTGCTTCAAACATACCCGTTAAGGCTACGCTTGAGTTTTGTTTTTGTGTTACTTGATTCATGTTTCCTCTTTCCTTATTTCCGGCCTATTTTTGTTTGGTCTTTAACATAAGTGTTAAAGAACTGCGAGG